AATTCTCTCCTTTGAATGTTGTGTCTGTCATAAACTGAAATGTTTGAAATGGTTAGTAAATGTCAAAATCGCTGACGCCTCTTGTCTGAAATGCTGATTCAAGTTCCATAATGAAATCCTCTCTCTCATCCTCTGTCCCGGTATGGGTTATTGCCCATACATTGGTGCTTATCTGTTTCAACTTGCTTCTCAAGAATCTATCATCTGAAATGATGTCAAATGCTCTTGGCGTCTCTCTCAATGCTACTTCAAGTGTTGTCATAACTTCGTGATTAGATAGATTTAGCATAGTCTCTTAGTATCTTCACTTCTCTCTTTGTCAGGCTACCTAACTTGAAGTGGAAGGAGATAATCTTCTCGGGGTCAAATGCCTTTTTTATCTCCGAGAGAGGTTTGCTGAATAGTTCAGAATAGTAGTCCTGACACTTTTCAGGTGGTGCAAAGAAGTGGACTGCGAATGGGCCACTTGCAAGGACTTTGATGTCATACTCATCACACCCTGTAAGCCTTCCTGTGGTCTTCTCTGCTTTTTCAATAACTTTTTGAATTTCTACACTCAATCTTACTCCAATCTTGAGGTCGTTAACAATGCTTTGTCTCATAAACTGTTTTTGAATTTGGTTTTGTTAAGTAGTTCAAACTTAACTTGTTAAGGTTAATTTTCCAAAATATTTAACATCCATTTTCTATTGATTTACAGACATTTACATAGGCATTTGCATCTTTAGGGAAGGAGTCTGGATTTTGACCAGACCACCTTCACTTTGAAACGATATGAGAACCGAGAAATCGGCTTTTTAAAGAATTTGACTGTCATCGCATATCAATACATCTCCGACTATTACATCATTGATTCCTGACATTACTACCTCTCTTGTGGCCTTGATGTTTACTGGTAGTCCCATTAGCTTCCCCTCTTCGTTTACTACCATTAGTCTGTTGTCTGAGAGGTAAACCAGTTCTATGTATCCTCCTACGAATTCATTGAGCTCATGTAGCTTGAAGAATGCTCCATTCTGTGGGGTTATCTCCTGAATCTCTCCTGTGGTAAGAATGTGTTGTGCCATAGTCTCTCCCCTCCCTACTTATCTGATGAATAATGTCCAACTTGGCTCTATCCCGATGGTGTATCCCTGGCGGATGCAACTTGCTATATACTCACTCAATGCTCCCTTCTCAAATACACACTCACATTCAATGTAGTAGCCTAATTCAGAGTCTTCAGCGATGCCTTGCTCAATCTTATCGGCTATCTTGAAAAACAGGTCTTTGTTTTGTTCTGTCATCTCGTAGTTGGTGTTCATCTCTTCCATAGTGTTGAATTGTTTTGTTATTGAATTATGATTCAAACTTCTGAAAAAAGTGTTTGTAATACAAGCAGAGTTCAAAACATTTTCAAAACATTTTCATCCATCCAACTATTTGTTCTATTGGTTACTATGGAGGTGATTCTTATTTTCTCTGATGAAGTATGGAGGGTTCGGGGAAGAGTCTATTTTCTCTTTGTGTGAAAGATACCAGTCACTGAAGTTTTTAGGTGGTTTCTTGATTTCATTCTTGGATTTGAGTGTAATTTCTTTCCCTGCCAGTGCCTTCTTTTGGTAAGTGATAAACTCCTGCTGTGTAGCAAGTATGGATACCACCTGACAACGACATTGAGGATGCCATCCTAAGAAGAGAAAGGATTTAGGATACCTGCCTTTGAGTGCTTCGCATACGTCGCAGGAGAAAACTTTGTTTGACCTTTTCACCTCATATCCCACCACGAAATCCAGTTGTTGCCACCTGATGTGGTCAGACATCCTGTAAGCCATATTCACCTCTGTCCTTGTCATCCTCAGGGCGTTCTTGTATGAACTGCGATATACCCCTCCCCCTGGCGAATACTCCTTTGCCCTTCTGGAGAGATGAAGCCTTCCTCTTGTGTCTGCCACCCTCCTGAAGAGCATCTTTGGCTCTTTGAGATACATACGGACATCTCTGCTCAAGTCCTGTGCTGAACGACCATCAAACAGGCCAAGATCCAGAGCCATCTCTATCTCTCCCCTGAATTGATTAGTATAGTTCCACACCCTGTCAGAGAGGTTGAGTCCATTCATCTTCCTCTGTTGGAATGATTCCAAAGCTTGTAGGTTTCTGCTGTTATATCTGCCCTTTAGCTTGTCATCCATCTTCATTATCTTGGAAAGGAGATTGACCATCTCATCATTCTTCTCACAAGCCTTCAGCCATTCCGATTTTGTGGCCTTTTTAACGACAAAGAGCATGTTGGAGGAGAACTTATTCATCAACCTGCCAAACCTCGCTTTAACCTCTGGGAAATCATCAATACGAAAGGGTTTAGTAATGTCTGGAGAGATGGAGGAAACTATCTTCACTGCTTCGTTGGCAGTAGTATCAAAGAGCATCTCTATCTGGCGGATGTACTTCTCTACCCTGATGAAATGCTCCTTGTCATACTCCAATCCTATCTTCTTGGGATTGACTCTTCTCATACTGTGGTAGGCTCAAACACTGAAAAACTCCTTTCTCTCTCTTCCTCCTTCTGTATCCTGTCTGCCTCCGATTTGAAGTCAGTTGTCCATCCAAGCCTCTTTATCCCTTCAAGCTGTGAAGCTATCTGCTTACCTCCAGTGGCCTTGATAATCTTATCTATCTCTGCCGACTCATCATTCTGAACAAAAGGGGTGATGATGTGCTCCACATCCAGGCTGTTGATGCTATCCTTCCACTTGGTGTTCATCTGACCAAGAAAAGCCTTGATTACATTACATTCCCTGTCAAGAAACTCTATTATGTCGCCACTCTCATCTCCTACCTTCAGGTGAGCATCGGTGAGAAGGGTCTTCCTTGCTTCACCACTGATAACACCCAAAGACTTGACATTCTCCATAGAGAGGTTAGGGAGTTGAAGTTCCTCCTCCATGTTCTGTTTCAGGGTAGAGATGTAATACTTCATTGCCTCTATCTGCTGTTGCCAAGTGACATATTCAATGTTGCCATCTCCTTCAAGCTGATACACCTCCCTTGCCTTGTCTCCCGATGGGAGGTTACCCATTAGCTTACCTTTTATGGCCAGTACCGGTGCAGAGTTTTTCCTGATGATATCGCTCTCTCTTGACAGGGTTAGTTCTATCTCCTGCGTGTTGTTAGTGGAGTTCTCCCATATAGGCTGTGTCCTCCATAGGTAGATAAGAGGGTGTTTCAGTATGATTATAGGCTCTCCATCAATGATTATATCCCACTTACCATCTACCTCCTTCCATAGATAGTGATGTGTGTCCGTGTATGTTTCAAAGTAGTTGATTTTCTCTCCATCCACATCGTGTGAATAGGCAAGGCTCATAGCTACCATATCTCTGTGCTTGTCAAACAGTGGGTAAAGTTCTGCCTGTTCTATTCGTGAGAATTTCTCATCCATAGGAGAGTAAGACCTGCATCTCAGTTTGTAGTCACAAGGGAATCCGTAGGCGTTGTGCTTTGACTTGACTACATACCATATCGTTGCTATCTCACAAGAGGCAAAGTAGGCGTGCATCCGTTTTATGTTCTCGCTGTCTATCCTTGCCATCTTGTATATCGCCTCTATGGCTTTTGCCTGTTCCTCCTTCTCTGGGTTGTTGTCTGTTGAATAGACTCTCTTCACTGGTATAGAGAAAGACATCTGTGTCATCCTCCTTGAAGCTATCTTCTGCATTCCGTATGTTACCCTTGCCACAGGTTCTATTGTGCCATTCTCCAGCACCTTATCTGGTCTTAACCTCTTGTCTTCCACTATGGCGTGTTGTGCAGTGTCGTATTCATTGACCAGAGCACCCCACTTGGGTACATTAACTGACTTCTTCTTCAGGCTAGTGATTATCTCCTCCACACTTTTGCCCTCTCTCACAATCTCTTCCACTCTCATAATCTATCTGTTATCTAAAATCACTCAATATCTTTCTTTCGTCTATTATCCCTTCCACTCCATGAGGGTAGAAGGTGTTTGCCAAGCTGTCAAAGTAGTCTGTTGACCTCTTTAGTCGTTTCTTTATCTCCTCTTTTGCCTCTATGATTATACTTCCGTTGCTTTGGAACTTCCACTTAATCTCGGTTGCTTCCTCTGTCAGTCTATCACAGGGAGGCAGACAGGCGTTGTGGCCATTCTTGGGGTTGAGCCAGTCTCTCACTGCCCAATAGAGATAGGCTCTCATATTGGCGAAGGTATAGACCCCAGTGTGGTCATTCAGGCCATGTGCTCCCTCCGAATATTTGCAAGAGAAGGCATTGAGATAGCCCAACTCCTGAAGCCTTGAGAACACCCCTGCTCCCTCTCCTATGGTGTCTATGTAGGCTGTTGCTCTCTTCTTGTTCAGTGGGTTGACAAGCATACCTGCTATGTGCATATGGTCTGCCTTCCCTCCTGACTGATGGGAATCAAACCTCTCCACGAAGTTGTCATAACGATAGCACAGGACACTGGCATCCCTACCCATACCTGCCACATCAACACCTATTGTCGCAGGT